AAAGAGTTAAACGAAGACACAGGGTTTACAGTCAGTATAAAAACCCTTGCAGGTATTGGAGCTGGACTCGCCACAGTTATCGGAATGTGGTTTACACTTCAGGCTGATATAGCTGAGGCAAAAGAGTTGCCCCTCCCACCTGACCCCGAAATTACAAGAATGGAGTTTGATATGAAAGACCAATTAGTTCGTCAAACAATTATGTCTACTCAAGAAGATGTCAAGGAAATAAAAGAAAAGCTTGATAAACTTGAAGATAAAATAGATCGATTAAGATAGGAGAGGTTATATGAAAAAATTACTACTCATATTGTTTTTATTATTATTTTTAGGAAAAACAAATGCACAGTCACCTTGTGGAGGAGATGATTTATGTGTAGTACAATTTAACGCAAGTTTTAATGCTGCAAACAAAGTATCGTGGGTGAGTGAATTATCGGACTGCGAAACTATATTTATAGATATAGCTGCAGACCAGAAGGCCGCGGCAAAATATAAGATAGTAGTTGTGCCAACCATACTTATCTTCAACGGATCTGAAGAAGTTGGTAGGTTTCAAGCTAATATTATGATGCAGATGGAAGCATCTAAAAAAGAGGTACAGGGAAAGATTGATGAAATTATCATGGAGTCTTTCTAATGTTAAAGCTCTTTGATATATTGACAGAAGGTGTATACGACCCAGGAATATTTAAGGCCGTATTCACAGCAGGTGGACCTGGTAGTGGTAAGTCTTATGCTGCCTCTACTCTTTTTGGAATGCCTGAAAAAATGCCATTTGTTTCGGCAAAAGGATTAAAGTCTGTCAATAGTGATAAGTACTTTGAAACATACTTAAATATGTCAGGGCTATCACAAGATATTTCTAATATGACGCCTGGAGAGTTTGAACGAGCAATGCATCTAAGAAAGAAAAGTAAAAGAGTAAGAGACGCTGCATTGAAAAATTATATCAATGGTAGATTAGGCTTACTAATTGATGGTACTGGAAAAGACTATCCTAAGATTGCAAAACAGAAAAATAGACTACAAAAGGTAGGATATGACTGTTTTATGATTTTTGTAAATACAGATCTTGAGGTAGCATTAGAGAGAAATAAAAAAAGAGAAAGAACTTTACCTGAAAAGTTAGTAAAAGATTCTTGGCAGTCTGTACAAAACAATTTAGGTAAATTCCAAGGATTATTTGGAACAGGTAATATGATAATTGTTGACAATAGTGAATTCAAAGCTTTTCCATCAATTGTTAAGAAAGGCGCAAACGAATTCATTACTAGAAAAATACAGAATCCAATTGCAAAAGCTTGGATAAAGAAAGAGTTAGAACTGAGGAAAAAGAAATGATAAAGCTTACAAAATTACTAGGAGAAGATATCGTAGACCAGGCATTTCATGATGCAAAACCTATAAATGAAGACGGTCATACAGATGTAGCATCAGCAAAAAGAAAATTAAAACTTTCAATAGAAGATGCAAGAGAAATGTTAGAAAAATTAGAAGGCATGGACTCAGAAGCAGATTTACCTAGTTGGTGGATGGGTAAAATTACTATAGCTTCAGACTATCTAAATAAATGTAGAGATTATTTCTTGAACCCTGACACACCATCAGAAGAGTTAGAAGAAAAGTTCAATATAAGAAAACAATCTTGTAAACAGTCAGATGGAGATGCTGGAACACATGTAATATCATATAAAACTAAAAAAGGTAAAATGAGACGAGCATGTCATACTTCTAAAAAACAAGCACAAGACCAGGTTAAAGCAATAAAAGGACCAAGAAGATAAAATGTTAAAATTGTCAGAAATTCTTATGTTAGATAAACTTACTTATTCTGATACTATTCCTAAAAAGCATCAGGATAGAATAGATGGAGACTCTGGTATCTTCAAGAACATGGACATATCTCAGTTTATGTCTTCACCTCCAGCTAGAAATAGTTCTAATCAAACATTAAAAGAAATGATTAGTCTAGACAAAATAACTATGAATTTGAAGCTAATTAAAAAAGCTGACAGCATGCACAAAATATTTGGTGAATATCTAGAATCAGTTGGAGAAAAATATCCAAGAAAAGAAGTTGAAACTTTAATACAAGATTCAAAGCCAATAATTTACAAATTAAAATACCACTATAACAGGCCTAGACCTGCACAAATAGCAAAAGCCTATGATTTGAAGTTCTATAATGAACCACTAGAAACAGCTAGAACACCCTCATATCCGTCAGGACACTCAACACAAGGAATTCTGATAGGAAAATACTTAGCAACAATGTTTCCAAAATATTCAAACGAACTTATGAAAATAGGTGATATAATATCTAAAAGTAGATTAGCTGCTAATGTTCATTTTCCAAGTGATTCAGTATTTGGTGAAAGAATTGGAGTAGCCTTATATTTATATATGAGAAATACTGCAGAATTAAGAATGGAGAAAATAGATGAGTAAACAGTTAAATGAAGTAGACTTTGTCGTTATTGACCCAAGAGGAAATATAAAACCAGCTGGTATGAAGATACAGGCTAGTATGTATGCTAAAAAGATGGGAGGTCCTAGAAAGGGATATTTTGTTATACCTAAAAAGAATGCTAAAAAAGCACAGAAACTTTATGGTAAATTTGGTGCAAATATTTCTAAATTACAAGAACCAATGTTTGACTTAATGTATGAAACATATATGCATGAACTATTAGAGGCTGCAACTCCTGAGAATGCTCCTGCATATTTCAAAGGTCTATCTAAAAAAGAAAAAGATGAGCGTGAGAGAGTAATTAAACGAAGAAGTAAAATGAAATCTGGCGATCCAGATGCATATAAACCTTTTAGAACAGACAAAGGTAAAAAGACAAAACCTTCGTCTTCAACATTAAAATTTAAGAAAATGTTTGGAGAACTTAACGAAGAAGAACAACAATTATTCGCAGAAAAATTATCAGCAAAGATTAGAAAGTCTCTAAAGAAAAAAGCTGAAAAAGCTAATGCTCCTATGGGTGCACTAACTACAATATATAATAAAGGTTTAGCTGCATGGAGAACAGGACATAGACCTGGAGCAAGTCAACATGCATGGGCTATGGCAAGAGTAAATTCAGTATTAACCGGCGGTAAAGCTAGAAAAGTAGATGCTGCACAATGGAAACAAATATCCAAACATAGAAAAAAGAAGAAATAATATGTGGAATATATTCAAAAACGATAATGAATGGAATGAAAAAACTGTAGTAGGTTTCATAGCATTTTTAATTATGTGTGCAATCATGGTAGCTGATCTAGTAACTGGATTGGTTGGTAAAGATTTAATTGTTAACGAGTTCTTATATGACTCATTTACCTTGATAGTTCTAGGATGTTTTGGAATAGCAGGTATAGAAAAATTTGCGAAAAAATAAAATGGACCAAGATAAGTTAAAAAATATCATATCAGAAGAAGTAAACAGGGTACTTGAGCAAGAAGTTGCAAGACATGAGCTATCGCTTTTAGAAAGCAAATTTAGAGATGTTTCAAATAAATTCAAAGATGCTCTAGACCGTTTACCAGATAGAGCATTCACAACTAAAAATATTGAGAAGCTAATTAAGAAACTTAAAGAAAGAAGACCTGACTCGGCTATGGCATACGCTAAGTCTGCATTCGGATGGTTGATGAAAGAAAACGATAATCCTACTATAACTGAAGCTCCAAAAGTTGCACCACAAAGTCATAGAGAAATAGAATTTGGAGTACAGTATCTAGATTCTAAAGGTCGACCTAAAAAGAAAGGCGAACCAATTATTATGAGGTTCAAAACAAAGGCTCAAGCAGACAAGTATGCAAAAAGAGGAAACAAAGTAGATAAGGTTGGTGGAGTATACACTGTCGTAAGAGTACCTGTTCAAGAAAAATTTGATAGCAAAGCTCAACAAAGATATATGTTCGCAACAAACCCTAAAGCCGCGAAAAAACTTGCAAGTAAAATGACAGCAAAAGATTATGATGAATTACCTGACAAGGTTAGTAAGGAAAATGTAGCACCAGATCATGATGGTAAAGCTGCACCTTTCGGTTCAGGATATAAGAAGGTAAAAGACTTAGAAGAGTCTACAAAGGCATATGAAAAAGCTTTACAGAAAATGGCTAGAGATAATAAATTAAAAATGTTATCTAAGAGTGATAAAGAAAAACTAATCAAAATCGCTCAAATGCTAAAGAAAGCAAATGAATCTGTAAATGAAGGTGTAATAACTGAGAGAACTGCTAAAGATACTCTAAAAGATGCTGTAAATGCTCTAACAAAAACATCTGGTGGTAAAAAAATAGATAAAAGATATGTTAAAGATTATTTGAAATCTATGGAAAGAATGGCAAGAAAAAAACCAATGGACTTTGTAAAAGACTATGGAGATTTTAAGGTTGCAGATTGGATTGAAGATGCAGAATATAATCTACGTAACGAAGGCAAATTAAATGAAGCTGTATATAAAAAAGGTCAAAAAGTAAAATACCAACTGGATAAAGGTAGTTCTAAAGCTCTAAAACCTAGTGAAGGAACAATATCAAAAGTTAAAAAGATGGGAAGATATGTACAATACACTGTAATGGATGGAGGACCTGTACCAGTATGGGAACCAGAAATTTTAGGATTATCTGGAGCTGATAAAAAGGCAGGTAAAGGTGTATTTGAAGCAGTTGATATAAACGACCCTGTTCTTGTAGCATTTAGAGCATCAAGAAAAGATAATAAGCCGGCTAAAGTAAAAGCTCGTAGAATAAGTTTTAACAAGTACTTATCTCTTTTAGATGCACAAACAGATATTGACCAAGATATTAAAGATAAAGCTAGAGAAATGGCTCAAACACTTAGAGACATGGAACAAGAGGCCGAACCAGAAGGTGGTAAAGTTGCAGATAGATATGGTTCTATTATGATGAAGCAAGAAAAAGAATATGCTAAATTGAAAGCTAAAAAAGCTAAGATTGACGCAAGAGTAGAAAAATATAAAATGATGTAATATGAAACTATTAGACCTAATATCAGAAAAAAAGAAAGGACTTTGGGCAAATATAAATGCAAAGAGAAAGCGTGGTGAAAAGCCTGCTAGAAAAGGTAGTAAAGCATTTAAGAAAGCAAAAGCTGCAGCAGATAAGTTGAATAGAGAAACTGTCCTTTATAGAAGTGAACAGTTAGGATTAGAAATAGTAGAACACTCAGAACCAGTAATCTTTCAAGAAGCAGAATACCAAGGTAGAAAGGTAGAGCTTAATAAGGTAAAGAGAGGTGGTGATGGTGGTAAGTTTTATGTGTATACTAAAAACCCAAAAGGAAATGTAGTAAAGGTTCAGTTTGGTGCAAAAGGTATGGCAATAAAAACAAAAGACCCAGATCGTAGACGTTCATTTAGAGCTCGTATGGGTTGTGATAAGAATCCTGGACCTAAACATAAGGCAAATTACTGGTCATGTAGAATGTGGTCAGGACCAGATGCCGTTAAAAATA